GGCTGGGGCAAATAATGCCTATACCAGGCATGGATAACAGTAGCTTTTACTACAAAGCAGGGTGGGAATACAAGTTTTCATTCTGGCCACGTAGATGTTTGATAAGTAATAAAGTAATCTGGTTGAAGTATGCCTACAAAGGAACAGCTATGTGGACAGGGCCAGGTACTCCAGCGTATCAATATCAATGGCATGACGCCACCGAACATCTCATATGGAAATTAAAAGGAAATTAAATTGAGCTATCTATTCACATCAGAATCAGTATCAGAAGGACACCCAGACAAAGTAGCAGACGCTATCAGCGATGCCGTTTTAGATTTAGTAATGAGCAAACAAGATACAAGTCTTCGTTGTGCTTGTGAAACATTGGTAACCACAGACACAGTTGTGGTTGCTGGTGAGTACAAGGGAGTGTTAGATCCTGCTGAAGTAGAGTCAACTATTCGTCAAGTTATTAAAAATATTGGCTACGAGCAAACGGGCTTTGATTGGCGCACAGTTAAGATTATTAATTTGCTACACGGGCAGTCGGCTGACATTGCGTTAGGTACAGATAACTTTGGAGCAGGTGACCAAGGTTTGATGTTTGGTTACGCTTGTGACGAAACAGAAAACTATATGCCTTCGGCAATTTATTACAGCCATCGTATTGTAGAAGCACTTACTACCATTAGAAAAGGCGGCAGTACCAATTGGTTAGGTCCAGACGCTAAGAGTCAAGTTACATTTGAATACGATGAAAATAATAAACCTTTGCGTATTGCCAAAGTAGTATGTTCCACGCAACATTCAGAAGATGTCAGCATCGAGTTTGTTCGCGCTACAGTAGAGATGATTATTCGCCAGGTATTGCCGGCTGAGTACGTTGATGAAAACACAGAGTTTTACATCAACCCAACAGGACGTTTTGTCATTGGCGGACCAGACGGTGACACAGGCCTAACAGGACGTAAGATTATCGTAGACACCTACGGTGGTTACAGTCCACACGGTGGCGGTGCGTTCTCGGGCAAGGATCCTACCAAAGTAGACCGTAGTGCTGCTTACATGGCTCGTTATCTTGCCAAGAACATTGTGGCCGCAGGCAAAGCCACATGGGCCACTGTACAGATTAGTTATGCTATTGGTGTAGCAGATCCCATGAGCTTTTATGTAGAGTCGGACGGAGATAGCCGTGCGTTGACCGAATGGATTGAGGCCAATGTAGATTTAACACCCAAAGGTATTATCAATCGATTCGACTTGTTCCGACCAATCTACAGCGGCACTACTAACTACGGACACTTTGGTAAAGATGGCCTACCGTGGGAACAAGTAAATTTATTCAAGGAGTAATTATGTTTGACGCTGTTAAAAATATGTTTAAAAAGAAAAAGATTGCCGCCGTAGCTACAGAACAAGCTAAGTCAGCTAAACAGTTGGCCACCGAACGTGGTGAGCCGTACTTTGAAGTGCTAAGTATGGAGATTGATCCTAACGATATTAATAACGGCGCATTCGAATTTGATTGGAACGATAAAATGATCGCCGATCTTATTCGACACGGCTATCAAATGGATGCCCGCGACACAGATGCCGACATTGTAGATCGTTGGTTTACAGCGGTGTGTCGTAATGTTGTATTAGAAACTGCTGAACAATACGAAGCAATGAATACTCGTGTGGTTAAAACACGTGATGTTGGCGATGGCAGGAGCGAAGTAAGTTGATCCTATATGTAAACGGCGATAGCCATACCGCAGGAGCCGAAGCGGTTAATTCTTATGCTTTTGCGCAAGACGATCCGCGGTTGTATCATTTAGGACGAATTCCACATCCTGAAAATTTAGCAGTCAGTTGGGGGCGTTACCTGGCAAATACATTGAAAGCAGGATTTTATTGTGATGCCGAAAGCGCATCAAGCAACGCAAGAATTATTCGTACCACCCGAGACTGGACCAAAATTAATCGTAATAAAGAAAAATTAATTATTATTCAGTGGTCGACTTGGGAAAGAGAAGAGTGGAAGTACAATGGCATTCTGTATCAAGTCAACGGTAGTGGTATCGATCATGTTCCGCAGGAAGCACAGGAAAGATATCGTAATTACATAATTGGTCTTGACTGGCAAGAAAAAACAAGACAAGCACACGAGGATATCTGGGCATTCCATCAAGAGCTTATTGGTATGGATGCTCCTCATATTTTCTTCAACGGTAATAATGATTTTTCAGCCATTCCTACAGCAGAAAGATTCAACTGGGGAGACAGCTACATTGATCCGTATGAACCTACTGGAACATTTTCGGCTAAAATCCAATCGGCCGGAATTGATACCGTGACACCAAAATCATATCATTTTGGTCAAGACGGTCACTCCTTTTGGCACAAATATATGTTAAATTATGTTATTAAGAACAACCGTATCTAAATAGTTGACAAATAAACTGTATTCTGTTACACTTGTTTTATGAAATACTTACTCGTGGACACCGCTAATCTCTTCTTCCGCGCCAGGCATGGTGCTCACCGTGGAGCCGATACTTGGGAAAAGATTGGCATGGCCTTGCACATCACTTTGATGGCAGCCAATAAAATGGCCCGTAGATTTGAAGCGGACCATGTGGTGTTTACCTTGGAAGGGCGAAGCTGGCGTAAGGATGCCTACAAGCCCTACAAAAATAACCGCGCTGTGGCCCGTGCTGCGTTGACCGAACACGAAGTAGAAGAAGATAAAATGTTCTGGGAAACATATGATAATTTGACTAAATACTTGTCAGAGAAGACGAACTGTAGTGTTATCCGCTGCGCCACAGCAGAAGGTGATGATATCATAGCTCGTTGGATTGCTTTACATCCCCAGGACGAAAATATTATTGTTAGTAGCGATACTGATTTCGTTCAACTATTAGCCCCTAATGTTACGCAGTACAATGGTATTACAGATGAATTACACACCATAGAAGGAATTTTTGATGCCAAAGGCAAAGCGGTTATCGATAAGAAAACTAAGGAACCTAAGTCGACGCCGAACCCCCAATGGCTACTCTTTGAAAAGTGTGTCCGAGGAGATAGCTCGGATAACGTCTTCTCAGCGTATCCCGGTGTCAGAACTAAGGGCACTAAGAACAAGGTTGGACTCCAGGAAGCGTTTGCGGACAAAGACAAAAAAGGTTACAACTGGAACAACATGATGCTACAACGCTGGACTGATCCAGATGGTGTAGAACATCGAGTGTTAGATGATTACGAACGTAACCGTACGCTAATTGACTTGACAGCACAACCGCAAGAAGTTAAAGACATAGTTGATTCTTGTATCCGTGAACAAATTAGTCATAAAGATGTAGGACAGGTAGGTGTACGCTTTATGCAGTTTTGCGGCAAATATGAATTAAACAAGTGTTCCGAGAATGCCGAAACATTTGGTCGCTGGATGAATGAAACATACAAAGGAGTATTAAATGGCTAAAGATATGTTTTGGACTATTGTAACTTTTGTGTTGATCATCGGCACACTAATATTGGCATTTTGGCCCGCAGATAAAAATCAAGTAATAGTAAAATATGACTGCCGTATGTTAATAGGCAGTTGGCACCCAGATGTGCCAGTGGCAGTACAAGAAGAATGCAGAAAGAAAAACACTAAATGACACTAATAGCTAAACCAGTGATTGATAAACAATTTTGGGTACTACAACAAGACGATCGTAAAGTTGGTAACATTGAAGCTGTAACTGGCGGATACCAAGTTAAAATTAATAATGAAGTGGTTGCTCAATACAAAACTATCAAGATGGTTGAGCGAAATATTAATATTCGGTTTGAAGCTGTTGTTAAAAGAACAAAACCAAAACCATCAACACAATCAGTTCACGGATATCCTGCTGCTAGTCGTGTTTACAATCCCATGTGGGATGTACCGCAAAAACTACCAGTTTACACAAAATCAAATAAAAGTAAATCCTGGCACGCTGCTGGTTGGTACACAGTTAAGAAAGGGCGCAAGTGGGCCGCAATGCAAGATCCAAAGTTAATCGTACTACAACGATATCCTTATCAAGGACCATTTTACACTAAAGAGGAAGCACTACCAAAATGACAAATATGTTTCGCGACAGCGATAAATTTATGACAGCCTGTGAACAAACAATTTCAGGCATGAACGATGATCAGTTTAGAATGTATGCAAAACTAATCACAGAAGAATACGATGAGTTACAAGTAGCTCTTGCTAATAAAGATCCAGTAGAAACTTTAGATGCCTTGGTAGACATTCTTGTTGTTACTATTGGAGCAATCAACTCCATGGGTGCTGATGGTGAAGGTGCGTGGCGCGAAGTAATGGCCACCAACTTCAACAAGATTGATCGCCGCACTGGCAAGGTACTACGTCGTGATGATGGTAAGATTCTCAAACCAGAAGGTTGGGAGCCGCCTCAGTTACAAAATTTTTTAAAGCGTGAACACTAATGTTACACTTACAAAAGTTTATTGATCGCATCCGTGGACATGAAGCTCGCGGTGCCAAAGACTTTGTTATGCCCATGGTTGATGCCAAAGGCATGGCTGCCGACCTTACGCAGCTATTGTTAGAGCTTAAAACTTATCAAGAACAGGCCATAGCTGACAAAGAAGAAGAGGTTATTCAGGTACAAATCAACGGTGGCGATTTTAGAACGCCTGGATAATATACGCATATTATTGGTCTTTTATAGATAAATAATAGTATCATGAGTAGACCAAAGCCTACGGTACTTGCCGAATTAATAAACAAGGTAACATACAAAACTGAACAAGTGTTAGCATCAGATGGCACCTGGGCAGTTTTCTACGACAGTAAACCCATCAACTTAAAGACTGGAAATATGTTAGTTCAATACCCTGGTCCTAAATACAAAAAGGTTTCTTTCTCCAATCCTGGCCATGCCATCAACCTTGCAAAAAAACTTAACACTCAATTTAAAACAGATAAATTTACAGTAGTGTTATTAAAACAAGGCGAACAAGTATATCCATGACAGCAAAATCAGCAACCTATTGCAAACTCTCACACGTATCATTAGCAGTACAAAATAAAGGCGACTGTTGTGTATGTAATAAAAACAACGCATCGTTTGGAAATACGGTCAATGGCGAGGCAATGTATCTGTACGATACCGGACTTCAAGATATGTGGGATAGTCCTTCACGCAATGAAATTATCACCAAACTTGATGCTGGTGAACGGATTCCAAGTTGTCATGCCTGCTGGAATGATGAAGCGGCAGGAGTAGTTTCTACCAGACAAAAATTCAATGCCGAGTTGGCCACGCTGGATATGCCAGAGGATCAACCTCACGTGTTGATTTTAAAACCAAGTAACGTGTGCAACTTGGGTTGCCGCACTTGTCAGCCAGCTACATCGACTGGCTTGTATCAAGACTTTTACAAGTTAGAACAAGTACAAGGTACCTTCGAAGGATCATTTAAAGAATACACAAGTCAGTTTGAAACTATTCGCGATGGCTTTGGCCGTGATAATTTACCTGTGTGGGATACCTTTGAGCGTTGGTTACCAGGTTTAGTATTCCTTGACATCTACGGTGGCGAGCCCTTACTTGCTCCTGCCATGTGGGACCGTATGATTAAAGTGGCCAACGAAGGTGGCGCCAAAAACACAGATGTACAGATACATACCAACTGTACTATTTGGAATCAAGATTACATTGATTGTTTGCCTAAATTTAAATCAGCCAGAATTGGCATCAGTATTGACGCAGTTGACCCGGCGCAATTGAGTTACGTCCGTTACGGGGTCAAGGCCGACAAGCTATTTGAAAACTTAGACAAGTACATTGCCTTTGCCAAAGAACATAAAAATGTTTCTATTTACATTTGTATCACTGTTAGTATTTTTAATATTTGGTATTTAGATACGATAGTCGAAGGTCTATCAAATCATTCTATTGGGTTTGGAATTAATGTTGTGTACACGCCTGAACAATATGATTTTAGACATTTGCCTCAGTCAGTTAAAAATGCCTTGATTGAAAGATTTGAAAACTCTGCTCCACAGACAAAATTAAAGTTGGATAAGGTTATCTCCTTGTTAAAAAACAACATCGCTGGATGCAACATTTATTTTCCTAAATTTTGGTACGAACTTAAAGCTCTTGACAAGATTCGCAGCCAAAAGTTTGAAGAAGTCATGCCTGAATATTTTGCGGCTATCACCGAAGCAGAGCCTTGGTTGTTAGACGTCCAATAATGTTGTGCGTAATAAACTTAAACTTACCGAGCAATTAGTTGCTCAACTTCCTGCTCAGTTTACAACCACAGTAGAAGTTGCCAGAACCAGTTGGTGGTTTAATCTTAGGCCTGGTGGTGGTATGCGCTTGACAGCCTTGGGATACAAAGTATTATCTGAACACTTAGAATTAAAATTTTATCCCTACAAAATACCCGATGAGATGCTGTTTACCCAACAGACCATATTAGATTTGGATAGAAAATTACAAAATCCCTATTATGTTGTAACTAAAAAGAGTTTTCCAGTAGATATTGTGTTTTTCAGCAGTAAAGAAGCTATGTTGCTGAATTTGTATGGCAATTTAGAAAAATTTCTTGACAATTATCAATAACCGTGTTAAACTGCAAATTAATAAGGCCAGGTAATAAAGTAGATAGACCTACAAGACTCAAAATCTTGAGCAGCAATGCTTAAGGTACCAGTAAACTAATTAATTTAGGTAAATATTACTACTATGGAACAGAACAAAAAGCCTGTACAGCAGTATTACTACTCTGATCGAGAGTGGGATAGATTAGGATGTGGTCCCTTACCAGAAGAGCGTAAAAAGGATTACTTCTTAAAAGCTCATGCAAAGGGCAATCCCAAAATTGATGGTAAGGCTGTTAAAGGATATAACTAATATGGTTATGCTTGCAATGTTTGTTATGAGTGCTGTATTAATTTACGCACTTATTGAATTAAAAGATTATCTTGAAAAAGATGAATAATTATTAAGGATATTATATGACTACTAACACACTAGTAACTTGGAATAACGGAACTCCAACAACTGCCGAAAGTACTGCTATCACAGAATATGTTGCACAATTAGTTGCTAATGGCGACACCGACGGTGTTGCTACTAGAACTTTTGGTCAAACACAATATACTGTTGCTCGTACTTGGACAGATACAAATGCTGCCGATGCTTGGAT